AGTATCTTCAAAGAACTCTTCAACAGCCCTTGAACCATTCACAAATCCAGTGCATCCTCTTAGATGGTCAACAACTCCACCACCAACACCATCCTCATCAATAACAACATTTCGCCACTCAATCTTATATTGTTCAACCTTTGAAGTTATCTTAGCTTCAAGGAAGTCAGCTGAAGACTTCTCATAATACCATATCTTCCTAATAAACCAGCCTTGCCATAGTATGATTACTGCTTTATCCCTACCGAAACGAGCAACATCCACAGACAAATACATTTCCTCTTCGCTCTGGTAATTAGGTTCAATATTAAATATGTTAAGAATCTTGTCATACTTCATAAGGATTGAATCATCATTCTCATACTCCCAATTCCCAAGCATCAGTCTTTCCCGAAGCACAGGATCCTTAATGGAACGTAAGTTTTCTCCATATTCAGATGCAGTATATGGATTGTCAGTATAAAGGGATTGGATGAACACCCACTCATCCGGTAATGCAGATTCTTTCCATGGCTTGTATGCTTGATGATAAACCCAGTTCTTCTTTGGGTTACAAGTCAGGAACATCATGGATTTAAAACCATCTTGGACCATCTTCGGAGTTTGATGTCGGCCCATCCTGGATTTAAGAATATCGAATGCCTTCTCTTTAATCTCACCAACCTCTTCAAGCCATCCACTAGAATATTCAGTTGAACCGAACCTTTCATATAAGGGATCCCTGGGCTGATATGATACGTCGAGCAAATCAATCCTGCTGCCATTGGTAAATAGAATAAAGTTATACTGTGAATTAAGCTTCCACATGCTCCTCGGGATACCATGATAAGATGTAACTTTTAAGAATGTGATAAATGTTGATGCCATCAATCGTTTCAATTCATTACGGCCAATAAACATCTTCGCACCAGGATACATTAAACACATGAGAATAACCCACTCACATCCCAGCCATGAATTATGAGTTACAATGAAATTATTTGTTATATAAAGACCGTTGGGATGAGACACAGTTATACATCTTCCTTCGAATGTATCGCCACCAATTATTTCAATGGATTTAACTCTTTTACATATTGTTTTATTACCTTTAGACCTAGATAATTTCCTCTCAAGCCTAAAAAACTTTTGAGAATTTCTATGACTTATATACAGCTCATAACAATCGTTACATCTAATAAAAACACCATCCTTTTTATACCCAGCCTTCTTTTTAGTTATAGATACAACACCTCCGAGACTTCTTATAACAAATGCCGTATCTTCTGCTAATTCAGAAGAAATTGTTGTATAGTACATCTTTCCATCTTTAGAGATATATCCGTCAGTGTCCATTAAACCCTGTATTAAGCTATATCTATCTCTTATGGGGGCATATTTAAATTGTTTAGGAATAAATTTATTATTAAATTTTTTACCTAGTAATCCTAATTTATCAAAACCAGAAACTAATTGTTTTTTTAGTTTTCCTTTAAACCAGTAACTATATCCGTTTAATGTATATCCATCAATGGGGAATACTCGTTTCATGTGTTCATGGTCTGCTGAATTTATTGATAAATTCTTTTTACTTATATGTCCATCACCTAAAAATAAACCTAAATGATATGGATCTAATTGGACTCTTTTTCTAAAAATAACATTAAATGGTTGTTCTTCGTTTACTGGTACTGCAACATTATATCCCCTGTTGATCCAATCAAGCATTCCTCTGGTTTCAATAACCTCGGCAGAATCTTCTCCACAAATATTTTTGTTCTTTATCTTTCTTGATTTGGAACATTTCCACGCATTCCAAAGATGTCCACCAGTAGTAGTTAATTCAGTTCCATCTATAAAAGATATTTTCCATTTTTCATAGTTATGCCAAGGGTGGAGCTTAACTACTTTACACACACTCCCATCAGGATTATTAATTAATGTACCCACATTTAAATCTTCTATTTTTTTAAATCCAAATGGAGTAAGAATGGAGTTCCCTTTTGGAACTACTTTTCCCCCACCAGCACCGCCGCCAAACAATACGAACTTCTTTGAATTATCCCTCAAACTACTCCAGCATATTTCTTGCTTTTTCGTTGGTCTGATTTTGATTGATAATTTTTGGCTCATTGGGTTCCTCGAATATAAATGCAAAGGGCAGGATTCAAACCTGCGGAATGTACCAGGGCGTCACGTCGACAAGCTCCTTTTATACATTTTATCCATCATTTACTAGCATCTGTGCCGACGTTGTGTCTCCGATGCTAGCCATCCTTTGCATAAGTTTGACAAGGAGAGCCATAGGAAAAAGAGGGTGAGTCAGAAAACCCATGGTTGTTCTCCTTGAATATGATTACTGGTCGATGATTTTTGGTTCATCTTCCGCTTTTTCAAACGTGATATTGATTGCCGTGACATTTGTTGTTGCGTCCTGGTTATCCACGAAGCCACGATGCTTCATCTTGTTCTTAGCCCAAAACTTAATCATATCATTGTCGCCTTTGTGTGCCTTGGCTTTCATAACTTGAATAATATTATCATTAAAATGCTCAACGTGTTGGTCCAGTTGTTCTTTGAAGTCTGGATTGTTGTTGCACCAATCGTAATATGTTTGTCTTGATATTCCTGCAGCCGCGCATGATTTACCTATGTGGCCCAGGGTATCAAAATATGCATTGATAAAATTATCTTGTTTAGTGATTGTTGAAATTGCCTTCTCCTTCTTTCGTTTTCGAACGGCTAATTTACCTTCTTTCTTTTCCATCAAATTACAGTGCCATCTCCCGATTTAAGCACTTTACCTCTATATCTGGATTTAATTTAAGCATTCTGTTAATAATAACTTGGCAATACTTGGGTTCTAATTCCATCATATAACAAATTCTATTTAATTGTTCGGCAGCAACCATTGTTGAACCTGAACCACCGAAAGGATCATAAATCTTGTCGTTAGTTTCAGAACTGTTCTTCATTGCTATTGCACACAACTCAACAGGTTTTGGTGTTGGGTGGTTTCCCGGTCTTTCAGTTGGCCTTGCAACATCCCACACATCAGCTTGGTCATTACCACCAAACCAATTATATGTGTCGCCGTAGTGACCAAACATAATCATTTCATATTTAGGTCTGTAACCTTTCATGCCAGACAGCCCGAAGAAGTTCTTATTCCATATAATTGTTTTCTTGAACGTTAAGCCACATTGTTTTACAGCTGAAACAAATTCAACCTGTGTCTTCTGGTCATAGCAAATATAGAATGAACCATTAAATTTAAGTTTGAATAACGAAAAGCTAATGTTTAGGAACTCTGATAGTTCTTTGTCCCTTAACTCGTCGTTGGCAATCTTCTGAATGTTTTTCTTTTCCACAGTTTGGCTTCTTCCACCTGAAGCAGAAACGCCGTATGGTGGGTCAGTAAATACCATATCAATTACAGTTTCATCTAGTAAAGTTTTATTATGATCGTCGGAAGTTGCATCGCCACACAATAGTTTATGCTTACCAATCTCAAATATATCTCCTGTTCTAATATTAGTAATTATGGTTTCAACATCTTCAGCTTCAATATCTCGAACACCATTAGACCGCTCATACCCGTCAACAACAATCGTACTATGTTCCTGTAAGATTTTATCTACCTCGGCAGTCGAGAAACCTGTTAAATCAGTATCATACGCCAAACCCTGTAATGCATCGAATTCTGAAGCGATTGCTTTAAAATCCCATTCACTCTCTGCAGACTTATTATCCATAATCCGGAACGCTTTTATCTCTGCTTCAGTTAATTTATCAAGGATCAAGCAAGGTACTTCAGACATATTCAGCTCTTTCGCTGCCAATACTCTGCCGTGTCCTGCTATTATAGAATAATTAGAATCAATTACTACTGGATTGTTAAATCCATATTGTTCAATACTCTTTTTAATTGTGGCAACCTGCTCTGCCGGATGCATTTTATTGTTCTTTTCATAAGGTTTTAATTCTAAAATAGAAATCCTCTGAACTTTATCATTAACATTTATTACTTTTGGCATATCCATCATAATCTCCTAAAATTTGTATTCAAACTTGTTATCCTTTAAAGCTTGGACAGCTTGTCTGAAAAAGTTAGATCGTGCAATACCACGGCTAGATAAATAATCGTAATCTTCCTTCGGGGCATTTATTATTCTCCTTTCAGCATCCTTTAGAACTGTTCCTCTTGGCATAATACTGTCTATGATATAACTTGTATATAAATATATGTATATTTACAGAGCCGATATACTAATTCCAACCCTGCTATACAGATATTACACAGAAAGTGCAAAATAGTCCAAAATTGGAGTATTTTCATTTCTATATGGGATTATTAAAAACTTATATAGAGTTGGTTTAGTAGTGTTTTTTGGACTATTTTGCACGATTTATAGAAACATTTATATATACGATTGCCGGTTTGTAAGATTATGATTAGTGAATGGATAAGAATATGGTGAAATATGGAATTGAGACAAATTGGAAAATCAATATAAAA